GGCCAGGGATAGGAGATACGGAAACTGTACAAAGTGACCATATTACTACGTACAAGGTGCCTAAACTTCAAATCTCACTTAAGTCTTCTCCCAACGGAATTAGTTACTTTGCGTTCCCGTGGGATCGAGCCGCCATAATCAAACACAAACTCGAAGGAGTGTTAGAGGATTTTGCCTCTAATTACTTTTCAGGTCCAGTGAATGAATGGATACAAGACACCATCGAACCATACGAAGATTTGGTAGATTCAAATCGCCAGCTTCATTGTGGTAAGATAAGTCTTATCCACGAAACCGGGAAACTTAAACCCCGCGTTTTCGTAATGGTCGATTCGGTCACACAAAGCCTCCTCGGAGACTTTCATCATGACTTAATGTCAGTTCTAAGGTTAATTCCTGAAGATTGTACTTTTGATCAAGATAAAGTTAAGCTGGTAGCTAGAAGGAAGCATCAAGAAGGTGAAACCTTTTACGGTTTCGCTGACTTGAGTAACGCTTCTGACCGGGTACCAGTTTACCTGTACGAGGAAATAGGAAACTTCATACGGTCCGGATTAGGATCCGCATGGGTTGCATTATTCGACCGAGACTTCTTCATCTCAAAATCCGTTGTTGACTTCTGGGATCCAAATACTAAGCGACCTGTGCACGTCCGGTACCAATGTGGACAACCTATGGGAGCATTATCCTCTTGGCCATTCATGGCACTAGTACACCACGTAAGTGTTTGGTATTCCTTTGGGAGTAGATTTTTGTCCCTAGATAAATACTTAATCCTAGGAGACGACGTCGTTATTTTTGACGAAGCTGCCTATACCAAATACTGCGTAACACTAGAGCTGCTAGGCATATCTTATACCAATAGTGTTTCCACTAAAGGATTTGAATTTGCTAAGCGAGTTTTTCTAAACGGAACGGAAGTTACCGGTGCATATACTCAAGCCTTAATGGCCTCAAGAAATGACCCCGAAATTTTCACTCTAGAATGGAAAAATCTTGCCTCTAGGGGGTACGAAATCGGTAATGATCTACACTCGACATTACGGACACTACTTAAAGTATCGCGAAAGCGGTTTGAG